CCCAGCCGCAGATTTTGTCTGTCCCGGTCGCGCTGGTTCGGGGCGGCGGCTTTGTCCTACGCCCCTGTTACAAATCGGGGGATGTTGGGGTGCTGCTCTATATCGACCACGATATTGACCGCATTGCGGCATCTGGAGAAGAAAGCGAGCCGAACACGGAACGCAACCACTCTGATGAAGATGCCGTTTTTATCGGTGCATTTGTGCCGGCATCTAACCCGCTGTCTGGACTGCCGGACAACTGCCTTGTGATGGCGACCGAGGGCGGCGGGATCTATGTGGCAGTGAAACAGGACAAGGTGGAAATCAAGGGCGATGTGGAAGTTCAGGGCAAAGTTAAAGTCCGGGATGACGTGATCGCCAAAACGATAAGCCTTGTCAACCACAAACACACGGACAGCAGGAACGGCAACACGTCGGCCCCGCTGCCCTGAGGAGGGGAAGAATGGCAAACATTACTGTTCTGGCATTGGATCCTCAAACAGGAGATTTGTGCTTTGATGCCAATGGGATGCTGATGCTCCGTGAGGATGCAGAAGCGATCGCGCAAAACGTCAGAAACAATCTTCTGACATGGAAAGGCGAATTTCCACTCAATACCGATCATGGAACCGACTGGGAACGTGTTGTGCAGCAGCCCCGCAGTGAAGCGGTGGATGAAGCGGACAGCGTTGTGCGGTCGAGCATTTTTCAGGAACCGTATGTGCAGGAAATCAGTTCTCTTTCCATGACGGCCGATGGCCGGGCGCTCGGTGTGGAATTTTCGGGTGTCCTGTACAATGGCGAAACAATCAGAGTGGAGGTGAACACTGGTGGATGAATACGGATGGGGCCTGACCTCAGCTGGTTTCCGCCGCCCGACATACAATGAACTGCTGGATGCTCTGGAGCATAAAGCGAGGGAATTGTTTGGGGCAACGGCGAACCTGACCGTCAGAAGCCCTCTCGGCCTGTTCCTGCGCATTTTTGCATGGATACTCAATATCCTGTTCTCTGTGCTGGAAGATGTCTACAACAGCCGCTTTGTGGACACAGCGGTTGGCACCTCGCTGCTGAACCTCGGTAGAGCCATCGGCCTACGTGTGCTGTCTGCCCAGAAAGCCAGCGGCTATATCATGGTGACTGGCCCGCCGGGGGTCATAGTACCGGCGGGATGGCTGGTTGAAACTGCGGCCGGCATCCAGTTCTTTGCTGTTTCGGATACTGAAATTGGTGCAGAGGGTACGGTCATGGTGCCGTTCCGCTGCACAAGCACTGGCCCGGATGGTAATGTGGCGGCGGATACGATCACCACCATCACAAACCCCGGCTCGGTAGCCGGTATTACGGCTGTAACAAACCCGGCGGCGTTTACTGGCGGTAGAGAACGGGAAACGGATGAAGAATTCCGCGACCGCTACTATGCCAGCGTGGACTATGCCGGCGGCGTGAATGCGGACAGCATCCGTGCCGCCCTGCTCCAGAATGTTGATGGCATCATGGAAGCAAAGGTGTTTGAAAATGATACTGATGATGTGGATGACTACGGCCTGCCGCCGCACAGCATTGAAGCTGTTGTTTACGGCGGTCTGGACAGCGACATTGCGCAGATCATTTACAAAGAACTGGGTGCCGGCATACAGACGACCGGCCAGAAAGTGATTGAGGTTATCACCGCTTCCGGAGCAACAAAGGCAATTCACTTCAACCGGCCGCACCCGGTACCTGTCTATGTGAAAGTGGTCGGGCTGTCTACCAGCGGGGACTTCCCCCATGATGGAGTAGATCAGCTCAGAGCGGCTATTGTCGCATACATCGGCGGGGTGAGCATCGGCGAAACTTTGTATCACCAGCGGCTTCCGGCGGTGCTGTACAAGGTTCCCGGTGTTTTGGATTTCGATGTACTGATCGGTACGGATGCGGAAAATCTTCAGGCGGATAACATCCCGGTGGATAGCCGCTCCAAGGTTGTCACGGATGATGGGATGGTGACCATCGATGCGTGAATACGGCTATCTTGAAAAGATGCTGGACATGCTGACAGATCCATATACCCACCGGGATCTACAGAATGTCCGAAAAAACCGTAAGCTGGAAACGAACATCGGAAAACTGTTTTCCCTGCTGTCAGATGGCTTTGAGGTCATCCATAAAAATGCCGAACTGGTTCGGCTGTGGGATGACCTTGAAAATGCTGAGGGCGCAGTCCTTGACCGCTATGGAGCCAACTTTGGTGTACAGCGCGGTGCAGCAAGTGATGCCCTCTACCGAATTTTAATCCGGGTCAAGATGCTGGCACAGCTTTCCGGCGGCGATGGTGATACCGTCATCCGGGCAGCGGGGGAGCTGCTGGGTGTTCAGTTTTCGGATATTGAGTTGCAGGACGTGTACCCTGCAAAGGTCGCACTGTATGTGGATCAGATCTTGCTTTCTGAGGAACGGCTGGCGCTGATAGATCAGATTGCAGTTGCCCTCAAGCGTATTCTGACCGCCGGTGTTGGCCTACGCCTGTATCTGCGGACCTACCGCACATACCGCTATGACCTGAACATTGGTCACGGCGCGATGGTAAATGTGGTTCGCTGGCTTCCTCCCGTTTCACAGGACCGCAGCAGCCGGGCAGATTTCAAAATCGGCCACGGCGGCTTTACCGAAGCTGATTTCTATCCGCCGATTGTTGGAAAAGACCGGCTGTTTGAAAGCCGCTTTGAAACATCAAGAGGAACCTATCTGCCGCCTGTGATCGAGGGTGTATACCCTGACACTGTGCAGACGGCCACCATGGCGCATGAGGGCGTGCGTGGCGCTGTTTACCATACACACCTCAAGCCCAGAAGAATTGATTAAGGAGAGAGCTTATGGCGAAATATGAAGACGGCAGCTATGGGTCTGCCGCCGGCATTGCCCTGATCGCAAAGGTTCTTGCTGGCCGCTGTGCGATGAAATACACGCGGGTGGCCGTGGGCAAGGGCAATATCCCGGACGACAAGACCCCGAAAACCATGACGGAGCCTGCCGATTATGTCATGGATGCCGTGATTGCGGGCATCACCAACCCGGTGGATGGTGAGTGTCAGGTTACGGTGCAGATCAACTCGGCAAATGTGGACAAGGGCTTCTACTGCACGGCGGTTGTCCTTTATGCAGAAGACCCCGATGAGGGCGAAGTCCCTTATACCTATCTCGTTCTGGAAAATGAACCTGAATGGATCCGCCCGGCAAGTTCGATTGTGGGCAAGCTGGCTACCATTGACCTGATCGCCGCCGTTGGTGATGTTGATACCGTGACGGCGGCAATCGACCCGGAAGCCATTGCAACGGTGGCGGCAGTAAATGACCTGCTCCAGCGGCACAATGAAGACCCGGAAGCTCATGCCGGCATCATCATGGATGCAGTGGGTTCCGCCATGAAGAAGCTGGAGGAGTCCGGTCAGATCATGGATCAGAAGACTGTTGAGACTATGATTCGCAAGGAGATTGCGGAACATGGCAGCGGTGGGTACTACGGTACATACTTTCTGACGTTGGCTGCATCGGGCTGGGAACAGGCTGATGAAGAAAGCCCGGACTACAGCTATATCTATACCGCAGAACTTCCCGACAGTACGAGCGCCCTCATTCCGAGCGGCGCACCTCTGCTTGGAAGTTTTCATATTGCCGAAGATGCGGGTGTCGTGAACGGATGCGAAACCGGGGATGGAGTGGTGAAGTTCTACTCCAAGGAAATCCCCGCCGCAGACATTTCCACTTGCATCATTCTGTTTGGCAAGGGAGGGGGTGGAGAGAGTGACTTGACCGTTGCGACCCGCGAACAGCTGGGACACGTTAAGATTGGTAACGGAATCGAAGTGACCGAAGACGGCACGATTTCGGCCAATGCAAAGGTGTCCGAAGATCAGATTGCAACTTCGGATGATACTTCCGAAATGCTGAAAGAAATTTATGGTGAGTAAATCACAGAAAATTTAGGAGGAAAACTACTATGGCTTACAATGAGAAACATCTGGCAAAACTGGCTGACCTGAAGGCACTGGGTACCAAGCAGAAAGAGGTCGCCGATGCTCTGGCGGCGCGTGTTGATACTCTGGAGAAAGTTGGCTCTCAGGCCAACGTCCTTGAGGGTGTCAAGGTGAACGGAACTGCGCTGGCTATTGCCAATAAGATGGTTGACATCCTGATCGCCACTGGCTCCAAGAATGGCAGCATTTCCGTGAACGGTGCTGATGTCGCCATCAAGGGTCTTGCCGCTCTGGCTTTCAAGGCAAAGGTTTCTCAGTCTGACCTCGATGACGCGCTGGCTGCTGTTCTGGAGGGCAAGGCTGACAAGGCAACTACTCTGGACGGTTACGGCATTACCAATGCCTACACCAAGGATGAGATCAACGCCAAGATCAGCTCTGTCTATAAGCCTGCTGGCTCTGTGGCCTTTGCTGAACTGCCCTCTCTGTCTGAGAGCATTCTGGGCAACGTGTACAATGTCACCGATGCTTTCACTACTACCGCCAACTTTGTTGAGGGCGCGGGCAACAAATATCCCAAGGGCACCAATGTCGTGGTGGTCAAGGTCGGCGATGCCTATAAGTACGATGTGCTGGCTGGTTTCGTTGACCTGTCCGGTTATGTTGAAAAGGAAGCAGGCAAGGGCCTGTCTGACGAGAACTTCACTGCGGCTCTCAAGGATAAGCTGGACGGCATTGCGGCTGGCGCAAACAAGTATGTCCATCCCACCCACACCGCTGCTGCCAGCGGTTTGTACAAGACCACCGTGGATGAAGAGGGCCATGTGACCGCCACCACTCCTGTGACTAAGGATGACATCACCAATCTGGGCATCCCTGCGCAGGATACCACCTATGGCAAGGCTACTGCCGCAGCTGACGGTCTGATGGCTGCTGCCGACAAGAGCAAGCTGGATGGCATGAGCATTGCCACCGACAGCGAGGTTTCTGAAATGCTGGCCGAGGTCTACGGCGAGTAAGTTAATAAGCATGGATAGCGGCGGGGATGTCCCGCCGCTTCCTTTTTTCGGGAGACTAACTATTAAAAGTCAAGCCCCAAAATGAAAAAATCCGCCAACCGACCGCTGCCCCTGACAAACAGCATTCAAATGCTGGAATCAGAGCAGCGAGGGCGACGGAGAAAACAGCAAAGCAAGCCCAGCCAGCCCTCGCACAAACAGGATAGCATTTGAATGCTTCGGTTCGTTAAGGGTTCGCTGCGCCAGCTAAGTTTCTGTTGGAATTAGCTCAGGCTCAGGAGAAAATCATGCAGCTGCAAGATATGCTTTCCCGGATTTCTGTAAGGCATAAATCAACCGAACGAGTTTCTTCATGGCATGGGACAGGGCAACATTGTAGTGTTTTCCTTCGGCACGTTTTTTGGCAAGGTATTCAGCAAAGACAGGATTCCAGTAGCAGACGTACTTGGTTGCGTTGTAAAGGGCATGTCGCAGGTAGCGGGAGCCACGTTTTTCCATGTGAGCATAGCAGTTCGTGAGTTTTCCGGACTGGTATGTAGATGGAGAGCAGCCAGCGTAAGCAAGAATTTTGTCAGGAGAACTGAAATTGGAGAAATCCCCGATTTCTGCAAGGATCACAGCAGCGGAGTTTACTCCCATGCCGGGAATCGAGAGAATTGGTGGATTGAGCTCATCTATGATTTTCTGAATAGAATCTTCGATTTCGTTGATCTCGGAGGCAAGTTCTTGAATGAGTTTAATGGTATGCTTCAATTCCAAAGATTTGGCAGGCATGACAGAGCCAATAGAAGCTCTGGCTGCCTCTCGAATCTGGATGGCTTTCTCTTTTCCGTAGCGTCCTTTGGACGCTGTTGTAAGAAGGTTTGTCAGCTTGGTAAGATGGACTTCTGAAATTTGCTTTGTACCGGGATATTCGCTGAGAAGTGCGTAGATTGAAGTGCCATGGATAGACGAAACAAGCCCTTCCAATTCGGGAAACAGAATCGTAGCCAATCTGGACACCGATTGCTTTAGTTTAGCGCGTTCCTGAACTTTATCAAATCGGTATCTTGTTAGTGACTTTAGCTCTTCGTTATGGTATGCTATATCCGTGTAGGACTTGAGGTCTACATCGGACAATAGCATAGTTGCAATCGTTCTTGCATCCACACGATCGGTTTTGGTTTTGCGAAGGCTGAGACTTTTTCGGTACAGGTTAGTGTGCAAAGGGTTAATGACATAAGTTGGCAGACCGTTGTCAAGAAGGAACCCAAGAATGTTGTAGCTGTAATGTCCGGTAGCCTCAAGTCCTACTTTTATTTTGTCTGACTTTTTGGTGCAGTTTCGAATCGTTTGAAGCAGCTGCTTAAATCCATCCATGTTGTTGGGGATGGTAAAGCAGTCAGCACGAACCATTCCGTCTGAATCAAGAATACAGCAGTCATGCTTATCCTTGGCAACATCAATTCCAACACAAACCATTTTGATACCTCCGGTATATTTATTTCGATGCTGTTCAGGACCACAGACTTCTTTGCTCTTGTAACCTCGTTCTAAATAAACCGTCTGGCGGTATCTAACTGATTAACATTTCAACAAAGAAGCTGTGGTTGGAGCCTCCCGAAAACCGTCTTTGCGGTAGGTGATGTTCCACCAATCCACAGCATCCTGAACTTATTGTAGCATTCCGCTGGAGAGCGGTCTATAAATACTACTATTTTATTATACGAGGTGATCCTATTGAGCGAAAAGCTCACGACCCTTTCCCAGCTTCGGGCGGTGTCCCAGAAGTCAAAAGATCGGGCGGCACAGGTGGCTGATGCCGCGGCCGCTGCTTTGGATGAAATGGATGGAGTAAAAGCGGATAAAACGGAGTTCGTTTCTTTTTCTATCCCTGCAACTGGCTGGAAAACTGACAGCAGTGTTCCCGGCTATACGAACTACATCGACATTGCAATCAGCGGCTTAACGGCGGCTGACTATGTGGCGGTGGATGTTGTCCCGGCGAGCAGCGCAGTTGCACGAGCGGCAAATTTTGTTGCGACCGAAAGCCGTGCCGGCATCCTCCGGCTCCGTGCGGCATCGGTGCCCACAGCTGCGATTTCGGCGCAGTACCACATCATCACGGCCGCGACAGCGGCAAAGGAGGGTTAATCTTATGGCATGGGGTCCTTTTAATGCTGGTGGTGGCGGCGGTTCGTCCGGCGGCACTGCGGCAGATATTTCCTACGACAACAGCAAG